AATTTTGGCAGAGATTAACCGCGAAGTTATCCGCACAATTTATGGTAACGCCAAAACTGGTGCCCAGAACAACGTAGCCACTGCCGGAACATTCGATATGGATGTTGATTCAAACGGTCGTTGGATGGTTGAAAAATTCAAGGGACTGATGTTCCAGATTGAGCGCGAAGCTAATGCTATCGGGCACGACACACGTAGAGGAAAAGGTAATATCCTTATGACTTCTTCGGATGTTGCTTCCGCATTGCAAATGGCTGGTGTACTTGATTACACACCTGCTCTTTCCGGTAACGATTCCTTGAATGTTGATGACACACAATCAACATTTGCTGGTACACTTAATGGTCGTTATAAAGTATATGTTGATCCATATGCAACAATCCAAGACACAAATTGGTTTGTACTAGGATATAAAGGTTCTAGCGCATATGATGCAGGACTTTTCTACTGCCCATACGTTCCACTACAAATGGTACGTGCGGTTGGTGAGAACAACTTCCAGCCTAAGATCGGATTCAAGACACGTTACGGAATGGTGTCTAATCCTTTCTCAACTGGAACTGCTGCTTCTAGTGATGGATCACTCACTTATAATACTAATGTTTATTACAGACGATGTCTTGTTACAAACTTGATGTAATCTTGTATTAAATTAAGTGATATAAATAAGGGTAAGGGGTCTTAGATTCTTTACCCTTTTTTTATGCTCACGAGGTATTAATGGCACAAGTAAAAACAGGTAAACGCGGTTCAGATAATATAAATTACCTCTCCCCTACTGGCTTTAGATTTCTTTGCTCATCTCTACCAGAAACTCAATTTTATTGTCAAACAGCTAATTTACCCGGAGTTTCCATATCAGAAATACCTGTACCCACTATGCATAAACAACATTATGTTGCTGGCGATAATGTAACATTTGATGAATTTTCAATTACAATAATTCTTGATGAATATCTAAAAAATTGGGAAGAAATTCAAAAATGGATAATCGGTTTAGGAAAACCTTTTGGTTTTAAAGAATATGAAAAAAGAAAACAAGACGGAATTGATACAACCGGGCAATTATTCATACTTACTGGCTCAAAAAATCCTTCATTAAGATTTGATTTTTATAATTTGTGGCCTAAATCTATCGGCTCAGTTCAATTTGATATAATGGCATCTGATATTACATATGCCGTAGCAGATGTAGTTTTTCAATATAATTATTATACAATGACAAGGTTAAACGAACCTATATAAAATATTATGAAATTAAGTGATATTCAAACAATGTGGCAAAAAGATTGTCAGATTGATGATACCAAATTAGATATAGAATTATTAAAACTTCCCAATCTTCATAGCAAATACTTAGGAATTTACAACGATGAATCTCTTTCTCAAAAGAAGTTATTTTTTGAAAATAAGAAACTTCTAAAGTATAAAACTATTTGGTATGCTGGAAAAATGAGTGAAGAAGAATTAGAAGAGCAAGGCTGGGAACAATTTAAAATTAAATTAATCAAAGGATATGAACCTAAAATAGAAACATATCTTCAGGGAGATGATGATTTAATTGAAGCAAATCAAAAACTGGAATATCAAAAGATAAAAGTAGAGTTTTTAGAATCGATTATCAAATCCCTAAATACTAGAGGATATAATATTAAATCGGCAATTGACTTTTTACGCTTTACAATGGGACAATGATATTAAAAAAAATAGATGATGTTCATTTATTAGTGGAATGTGAAAGAGGTCAAGCTGCAGAATTAAATGATTATTTTACGTTTGAAGTTCCAAACGCTAGATTCACATCGTCCTATAAAAATGGATTTTGGGACGGTAAAATTAGACTATTCGATATAAGAACAAGGAGATTATATTATGGACTTGCTGAATACGTTAAAAAATTCTGTGAAACCGGAGACTATGAGTTACAAATTGATAAAAGCTTTACGTTCGGGAATAATAATTTTACTGATATTGATAGTTCTAGGTTATGTGACAGTCTCGCTTTAAATTTAGAACCCAGAAATTATCAATTAAAAGCTGTAACACATTGTATACAAAATGATAGATGTTTACTTCTATCTCCAACAGCTTCTGGTAAATCTCTTATAATATATCTACTTTTAAGATATTATAATACAAGGAGTCTTATAGTGGTACCAACTGTATCATTAACACAACAAATGTATACAGATTTTCAAGAATATAGTCCAGAATGGGACGTGGAAAAAAATTGTCATATTATAAGTGCTGGTAAAGAAAAAGAAACTGATAAGCCAGTAGTTATATCAACTTGGCAATCAATATATGGCATGCCTAAAAGTTATTTCGAAGAATTCGAGTTTATGGTGGGAGACGAAGCACATCTATTTAAAGCCAAATCTTTAACTTCTGTAATGAGCAAGTTAAAAAAATGTAGATACAAATTTGGCACAACAGGTACATTAGATGATACCCAAACTCACAGGTTAATTCTTGAGGGATTATTCGGTCCAATTTTTAGTGTAACCCAAACAAAAGATTTAATTGATGCAGGATATCTTTCACAATTTTCTATTAAAGCTCTTATATTAACTTATAGTGATGAAGCAAAAGCTGAGTGTAAAGGTTTTTCATATCAAGATGAAATGGACTATCTTGTTAGACATCCTAAAAGAAATAAATTTATTCGAAATTTAGCAGTTGATCTAAAAGGTAATACATTACTCTTGTTTCAATTCGTTGAAAAACATGGTAAAATATTATATAATATAATAAAAGAAAAAGTAAAGGAAAACAGAAAAGTATTTTTTGTATATGGAGGAGTTGATGGATCAGATAGAGAAGAAATTAGAAAAATTACAGAAAAAGAAACCGATGCGATTATTGTGGCTTCATTCGGAACTTTTTCTACTGGTATTAATATTAGGAATCTTCATAATATCATTTTTGCCAGTCCTACTAAGTCTAAAATAAGAAATTTACAATCAATAGGAAGAGGACTAAGAAAAGGTGATAATAAAAAAGAAGCAACATTGTTTGATATAGCTGATGATTTGTCTTATAAATCTTATACCAATTATACACTTAAGCATTTTAAAGAAAGAATTTCTCAATATAATGAACAACAGTTTAAATATAGTATGTTTCACATTAGAATATAATTTATATATTCCCCGGTGGCGACAACATATTTATTATAATATATTTTTTCAAAAAAATCAACCGGCAAGTTAACAGTTGATATTATTACAGAAATAGGGTATAATATAGGGTATAGTTATGGATAAGGAAACAGCAATAAAAGTTTTATTTGATGAGAATAAGGTGCTTTTACCTACTTTTAGGTGGGCCAGATATCATCAATTAGAACACGAATTATATCACCATAATAGTATAGATTCTGTATTTTTAAATGAACTTAATGTAGATCTATCTAAAATGGTTAGTATAATAACCGATTATGGTTATGGGGATATCGTTTGTAATATGAATTATTGGTTGTGGTTAAATGAGATTAGACCCATAAAATTGAAAATTTTGTATGATGAAACTCATGAGAAAAAGGGATTTGATAATAAAGAAACTACTTTAGATAAAATTGAATATATGGTTAAAGAATGGGGTTCTGATATTGAATATAAATTTACTAAAATAAGAAGGTCTTACGGAAATATTTTAAGAACTTATAAAAGTGCCTTGAAAGGTAAAAGTCTCTTTTCTCATATAGATAGAACTCACAGAAATATGTGGTACAGATATGTCCCAATTAATATGGAACAATATGTATTTTCACCACTTTCAACACAGTTGGAATGGTATCCATCTAAAACACAATGGAAGAGACCTAAAAAAGATTCTGTTTGTATATACAAATATTCTCCGCCGATTGGTTGGGATTTGATTTCACAAAATTCTTTTGAAAACATCGGTGATAAAATGATATCACAAGATGAAAAAGTTGTTACTAAGTATTGGAATGATTTGGAAAAGGCGTTGAAAAAATCCAAACGCAGCATAGAATATCTTGACTATACTATGACCCCTAAACAGCTCTTTACAGCAATTTCAAATTGTTCTTATCTAATATCATCGCGTGGTGGTTTCGCTTACCTAGCACAGCTTATAGGTACTCCTACAGTAATTATATTCCCTCCGGAGGACATGATACCAGAGAGAAATTATACTCCACAGAGCGTTCAATTTCATCAAAAAACGATGAAACTGTTTGATCCAACAGAAATAGCTACTGTTAATATTGAAGAGCTAGCCTCTCAAAATACTATGGAAAAAACGACATTATATCATAAAAAGAAAGAATATCCAACTTTAGAATCAATGCAAAAATTGGAAAAAGATACAAAGAATTTTCAAGATGAAATTGTTAATGTGTTCAGAGAGGCACAAAAAAAAGACGCCGCGGTTCAGGAAGCGAAGGCTAAACCTAAAAAGAGAGTAAAAAATAAAACATAATTGAAAGGTGAATATGAGTTTTTTTAAAAAAATAAAACAGTTTGTTACAGGTAAAACGGATCTTCACACAGACGAAGCCGAAAATGTTGGTAAAAAAGTTACATCTCATGCCGAAAAAATAGAAAAAAAGATTAAAAGCGCACCAAAAAAAGTACATAAAGTCAAACTCAAGAAAGCGAAGACTTCTATTAAAAAGAAGAAGAAAAAGAAATAAGAAGGAAAATAATGGCTAGAGCGAAATCGATACATTATGTTGATAATAAAAAATTTCATGAGGAAATGGTTAGTTATAAAAACCATTGCGCCGAGGTGAAGAAAAAAGATCCGGATGAATTAGTCCCAATTAT